TGACGCCCAACGCATCCTGGGCGTTAGCACCGGCATAGCCGCAAACACCGTCGTTACGTTTAGCGTCTACGCCAAGGCGGCAGAGTACAGCCGCATAGGTATCCGTGCCACCGATGATGCCGTCGCAGGCGCTATCTTCAACCTGCAAACGGGCGAATGGCTCGTCAACAGCGACGCCACCTCACAATTCGCAGTCTACGCAGGTGCCGGCTGGTGGCGCATCGGCATCACCTACACCACCACAACCGGCAATCCCACAAACTGGATTCGCATCGTAAGTAACAACAACTTCTTCACCTTCACCGGCGACGGCACCTCCGGCATCTACTTATGGGGCGCTCAGCTAGAGGCAAACCCATCCGCTACCGAATACCAATACATCGGCTCCACCTGGACCCGCAGCCCCTACGGCGTACCCGACCCCAGCGCCGAGTTCCCACGCGAAATCTTCTACGTGGACCGCAAGGTCGTAGAGACCCGCGATGTCGTGGAGTTTGAGCTGGCCGCCGCATTCGATCTCGCGGGCGTACGAGCCCCTAAGCGGCAGTGCATAAGTAATATCTGTCAGTGGGTGTACCGATCCGCAGAGTGCGGTTACACTGGCCCGCCCATTGCTGACAACGGCGACGAAGCCTTACCGACGCTAACCACATCAGCAGAGGCTATCGCATACAGCAACGCAGAGGTCGCGTACCAAGCCACTGTTGGGCCGCTTGCTAGCACACGCAGCACCCTGAACACCGCAACGAACGCGCTCAACACCGCACAGGGCAACTGGTATCTAGCCGAAGTGCGCTATGACGCCTCCAACAAAGTCGAAGTCAGACCTAGCGGCACCTTTGCGTATTGGGGCGGCGCTATTGTCAGTCTCGGTACAGTGTACCGCCGAGGTGGACTTAGGCAAAACCTAAACACCGCCTACATCACAGCAATTTACGACATCCAGCGGTGGGATTTTGACAACTCAGCCGTAACAACTGCGCAGGCAAACTACAATGCCGCGCTTGCCGCCTATAACTCAGCACTCAGCACTCACGACGCAGCGCTAGCCACCCGCGACGCAGCGCTACTAGCGTGGCAAACTTCGGTGCCGTTTGCGAGCGACATCGTGGCCAGCGGAGACTCTTGCGGCAAACGCCTCAGCAGCTGCCGACTGCGCTTCGGTGACACCGCTGAACTCCCCTTCGGAAGTTTTCCGGGTATCGGCGCATTCTTCGGGTAGTATGGTCGGGATAGGAGCGTATTAAACTATGGGGGCCAAGTTTGTCGATCTAACAGGGCAGCGTTTTGGGCGGCTACTGGTTCTAGGTGTCAGCAATGTTCGCATTTACGGCAGGCAACTTGCTTGGGATTGCCAATGTGAATGCGGAGTTGTTAAGCCTTTACTGACTTCGGTATTGAAATCAGGCAGCACAAAGTCCTGTGGTTGTCTGAAGCGAGAATGCAAACCGCCTGTGCATTGGAAGCACGGCATGAGTCGCTACTCCGGCATCAAGGTGTGGGACGGCATGATTCGACGTTGCAACAACCAAACAAACAAGGATTTTCCTCGGTATGGAGGCAGAGGAATCAGAGTATGTGAACGCTGGCTAGACGTGCGTAACTTTGCTGAAGACATGGGAGACAAGCCAGATGGCTGCTCTCTAGACCGCATTGACCCAAACGGCGATTACTGCCCAGAGAACTGCAGATGGGCAACCCCAGCAGAGCAGGGCGCCAACAAACGAACTAATCGGATGATCGAGCACGCCGGCCAAGTGTTGCACATGTCCGAATGGTGCAGGCGTCTCGGCATCAAGCCGTCTACCGTGCTGAATAGGCTCAACTCCGGCATGGACCCATCGCTGGCCCTAACGATGCCATCCCGGCGGCAACGGAGGGCGGCATGATTTGGCGCGACGCAGCACTGGAGCACGCCAGGACAGAGGATCCACGCGAAGCCTGCGGCCTGTTGGTGGTGGTCAAAGGCCGCGAACGCTACTGGCCCTGCCGCAACCTCTCCACCGGCACCGACCAGTTCATCCTCGACCCGCTCGACTACGCCGCGGCGGAAGATGCCGGCGAGATCCTCGCGGTCGTTCACAGCCACCCGGCCACACCACCAGAGCCGAGCCAGGCAGACCTGCTGGCGATCGAGCGCAGCGGTCTCCCTTGGTGGATCGTCAACCCCAAGACCGCGGCCTGGAGCGCCGAGCTGCGGCCACACGGATACAAGGCGCCCCTGATCGGCCGGCAGTGGGTATGGGGACTGGCCGACTGCTGGACCCTGGCCCGTGACTGGTACGGCGCTCATGGAATCCGGCTGCGCGACTGGGAGCGGCCGCTGACGCCTGAGCAATTTGAGGCGGACCCAATGTTCGATCGCTGCTGGAAGGAGGCAGGCTTCCGCGAGCTGGGAGACGACGAGGAGCTTCAACCCGGCGACTTTCTATTGATGAGCATCAGCGGGCCAGGGCTGAACCACTGCGGAGTCTACATCGGGGAGCAGCTGCTGCTACACCACATCCGCGGACGCCTGAGCAGCCGAGACATCTACGGCGGCTGGCTTCTAAAATGCACAGGAAGGAGGCTCCGTCATGCTTCGTAGGATTCGCATATACGGCCGGCTGGCCACATTCGTCGGCAAGCGTGCGCTTGAGGCTGATGTCGCCAGCGCAGCCGAGGCCGTGCGCTTCCTACTGGCCAACTTCCCGCAGCTGGAGCGGCACATGGCGGACCAGCATTACCGGGTGAGCGTGGGCAGCTACGACCTGACCGAGAACGAGCTGCACGATCCGGCTGGGCAGCAAGACATCAAGATTATTCCAGTCGTTTCAGGCGCTGGTACGGTGGGCCGGATCATCGCTGGTGTGGTTCTGGTCGCCGCCGCCTTCATCATCGGACAGCCTTGGCTGGGAAAGTTTGCTTTCAATTTGATAGTCGGTGTCGGTACTAGCTTAGTTATCGGAGGCGTAGGACAGCTACTCACTCCAGTCCCAACAGTAGGCACGGGTAGCCAAAAGGATACCGACAAGGATCCTCGCAAGTCCTACAGCTTCAGCGGCATCCAACAAACCAGCCGCTCTGGCGTTCCGGTCCCCATCGTTTACGGCGAGACCGTCACGGGCTCTGTTGTGATCTCAACTAGCATTGACACGGTACAGGTATGACACGAATCATCGGCGCTGGTGGCAGCAATAGCAAAGGCGGCGGCGGTGGAACCACCTACACGCCTACAGAAGCTAACGATACGCTCAATTCCAAGCAGTATGCCAACCTCGTTGATCTACTTAGCGAAGGAGAAATCGAAGGATTGAAGGACGGCGCTAAGTCGATCTACATCGACAACACGCCACTACAGAGCGCAGACGGCATATACAACTTTCAAGACGTTACGGTCTATACGCGCAACGGCACGCAGGATCAAAGCTACATCCCGATCAGTTCCGGTGTTGAAAACGAGGTGCCGGTCGGTGTTCAGGTGCAGAACCCTGTTCCCATCGTCCGTACCATCACAGACCCGACCGTCAATGCCGTACGGGTAACAGTCACCGTGCCGGCGCTGCAGGAACAGCAGACCAACGGTGACGTGACAGGCGCCAGCGTTCGTCTGCAGATTTCTGTGCAGTACAACGGCGGCGGCTACGCCTTGGCAATCGACGACACAATCTCCGGCCGCACGGGCGATCAATTCCAGCGCGACTACCTTGTTAATCTATCAGGAGCATTCCCACTCAACGTCAAGGTCACTCGCGTCTCGCCCGACAGCAACACCGCTCGACGGGCTGATGCCTTTAGCTGGTCAAGCTACACCGAGATTACATACGCCAAACTGCGCTATCCCAACAGCGCACTTGTGGCGATGCGTGTTGATGCCGAGCAGTTCAGCAGCATACCGCGCCGTTCCTACCTTATCCGTGGCATCAAGGTTCGGATTCCCAATAACGCCACCGTTGACGCTACCACCGGCAGGCTGATTTACGCCGGCATCTGGAACGGCAGCTTCGGCGCCGCGCAGTGGTGTACGGACCCCGCATGGATCCTCTGGGATCTGCTCGTATCAACCCGCTATGGATTTGGCAACCACATCCAGGCTGCACAGCTGGACAAGTGGGCGTTCTATGCCGCCAGTCAGTACGCATCCGCCTTAGTGCCGGACGGCTTCGGCGGGACTGAGCCGCGCTTCAGCTGCAACGTCAACATCCAGACCGCAGAAGAGGCGTATAAGCTGGTCAACGATATGTGCTCGGTGTTCCGTGCCATGCCGTACTGGAGCGTCGGCGCACTGACCGTCAGCCAGGACCGACCCGCGGACTCCGCCTACCTGTTTACCTACGCAAATGTCTCAGAAGAAGGATTCAGCTACCAAGGCAGCAGCCTAAAAACTCGCGCAACGGTAGTGATAGTTAGCTACCTCAACCTAAATAGCCGCGAGATTGAGTACGAAGCGGTAGAAGATGTAGAAGCCATCGCTACTTACGGCGTCGTTACACGCGAGATATCAGCGTTTGCATGTACGTCACGTGGCCAAGCAAATCGGCTCGGCAGATGGCTGCTCTACGCCGAGCAGTACGAGTCCAGTGTGGTCAGTTTCACAACCAGCATCGACGCCGGCATACTCGTGCGGCCCGGTCAAATCATCGAAATTAGCGATCCCGTGCGTGCCGGCAGCCGTCGCGGTGGCCGCATTAGCGCCGCAACCACTACCACCATCACCGTAGACGACGCTACCGATCTCCCTGCCTCCGGTGGCACGTTGTCGGTGATCCTTCCCGATGGCACCGTCCAAAGCAGGAATGTCACCACACGAGTCGGCCAAGCCGTATCCGTGAGTCCGGCGTTCACTACCGCACCGAACGCCAACAGCATCTGGATACATCAAACCACAGCGCTACAGACCTCGACCTGGCGCGTACTCGGCGTCACCGAAGAAGATGGAGCGCGGTACGCTATCTCCGCACTATCCCACAACGCAAGTAAGTACGCGGCCGTAGAAGACGGGCTGAAGCTGCAAGAGCGAGACATCACCAACCTCAACGAAATCCCCGCACCACCTGAAGCACTCAACATTACGGAGGCGCTATACGAAAATAGCGGTCGCGCCCTATTCAAGCTGCTGCTGAGCTGGCACCCCGTCGCAGGCATCAACGAGTTTCGCGTCCGATGGAAAGAAACAGACGGCAACTGGAAGGAAGATACAATCCAGCGCTTGGATTATGAAATCTTTGATGCTGTTCAGACTACCTACACCATCCAAGTGTTCAGCATCAGCTCTGGCGGCAAGCTGTCTACGTTTCCAGCTACCCGCACCTACGCCGCACAGGGCAAGAGCGCACCGCCTGCGGATATAACCGGCGCCTACGGCAACGTAATCAATCCGCAGCAGCTGGAGCTGGCGTGGGATCTACATCCCGATCTCGATGTACGTGTGGGCGGTAAGATCCTGATCCGCCACACTCCGCGCACCGCCGGTGCGGTCTGGGCTGATGCCACCACCGCGGTGCCCGCAGTCACCGGCAACCAAACACGAAAGGTAGTGCCGTTGATGGCCGGCACCTACTTGCTTCGCGCTGAGGACGACACCGGCAACCTGTCCGCCAACGTCAGCAGCGTGTTAGCCGAGGCGCAGCTGCAACCGGCGCCGACGTACGTGCTGCGCGTCGCCAGTAGCCCCATCGGCGATCCAGACGTGACTTTTGCGGAGGATCTAACCAGCCCTCCGTTCCAAGGTAATTTGACGGATATGCTTTACGATGCCGACCTTGATGGCTTGATCCTCGCCGGTGGCTTGCTTGTTGATGACATGGGCACCGAGCCAGATGCCTGGGACGGCTTAATTACAATCGACGGTTACGGCGGCTCAGCAGCATCTGGCGAGTATGAGTTCGGCAGCACCATGGATCTTGGCGCCGTGTACGAGATAAACCTTCGTGCAAGGTTTCAAACCCGTGCATTCAATCCTGCCAACCTGTGGGACACCATTCCCGATGTGGACACCTTAGCGGTCATCGACGACGTATCTGGCCTGCCTGATGCAGAGCTGCGCTTCCGCTACAGCCAAGACACCCTTACCTACAGCAACTGGATACCGTTCCAGTCCAACCTGGTCCGCGGGCGCTCGTTCCAGTTCAAGATCGTGGCCAGCTCGGGCGGGGGCAACGAAAACATCCTGGTTGAGGAGCTGGGTGTCACCGCCCTCCTGCCTCAGATTCAGCAAACCGCCGGGCCGCTCACTAGCGGCGCTGGTACGTACACCGCAACGTTCGCTAGTGCGTTCTACGCGGCGCCTCAAGTTGGAATTACGGCACTCAACATGGCCACCGGCGACTACGCTGACATCACTAGCGTGACGCGCACTGGCTTCGCAGTAGTATTCAGGAACAGCGGCGGCACTGCCGTAAGCCGCCAGTTCCACTACACCGCAACCGGCTACGGCAAGGAGATCCTCTAATGGCCCAACACGACTACAGCATCGCTAACCAGTCAGGTGCGGCTTTTCGTGCCGACGTCAATAACGCCCTGCAGGCGATCGTTAGCAACAACAGCGGCGCCAGCGGACCTAGCACTACATACGCGCACCAAATCTGGTTCGATACATCCACCTCGCCAGTAACGATCCGACAGCGGGATGCGTCCAACGCCGCATGGTTCCTTGTTGGCACGATTGACGCCAACGTGCAAACATTTTCGGTAAACGGCGCTGAACGGATGCGCATCGACTCCGCCGGCCGCGTGGGAATCGGGACTATACCCGGATCCGATCTACTTGAAATAGCGGCAGCCACGGACCCCAAAATACGGTTTATAGATATTGGTAACACAGACGCCAAGATTGGCATGGTAGGAAGCACCGCTCTTGGGTTCGAGGTTAACGGCGCTGAACGGATGCGCATCGACTCCAACGGCCGCGTGGGAATCGGGACAACAGGGCCAGGATCAATACTTGACGTTCGATTTAGCACAAACCCAGCTGTAGATAATGGCACTGGCCAAAACGTTTTGCGTGTTTGGACTACTTCCGCTTTAGCTGCGGACGCAGGCGGAGCTATTAGTCTGGGTGGCACCGCAACTTCTGCACCACTGCAAGCGGCGTTTGGCCAAATTGCAGGCAGAAAAGAAAACGCGACCTCTGCCGACTACGCTGGATACCTTCAATTTGCCGTCAATAATACAGGCGGGACAATGACGGAAGCTGCGCGGTTTGACTCCGCCGGCCGCCTGCTTGTAGGGACGACAGTAGGCGCCCCCTATCCCGGTGTCGCTATTGGCCCTACTGGCACTTTCAAAATAGGCAACAGCAACGGCGCCGATGGATGGGGATTTGTCGATTTTCTGCGAAACGGCGCATCTATAGGTACAATAACTCAGTCTGGCACAACAGGCGTTGCGTACAACACCAGCTCCGACTACCGCCTAAAGGAAAACGTCTCCGCGGTCCAAGACGGCATCGCCCGCCTAAAGCAGCTCAACCCCTGCCGCTTTAACTTCATCGCGGATCCAGACACTATTGTGGACGGCTTCATCGCGCACGAAGCACAGGCTGTTGTCCCTGAGTGCGTTACCGGAGAGAAAGACGCGGAGCACGATGACGGCACCCCGATCTACCAAGGCATCGACCAGTCCAAGCTGGTGCCTCTGCTCACCGCCGCTCTCCAAGAAGCCATCGCCAAGATCGAGACGCTGGAATCGAAGGTCGCGGCGCTGGAGTCCGCCTGATCACCTCGGCGTTTGCAGCCCCGCGGGCTAAGCTTGGGCAGCGTTCCTACCGCACATGCACATCACTCCTGAGCAGATCGCCGGCATTGCCATCTCGCTGCTGGCTGGTTCCGAGATGCTGGCACTGCTGCCTGCCGTCCGCGCCAATTCCTGGATCCAGCTGATCCTCGGCATCCTCAAAGGCATC